CGGCTAAGGCAGTCGATCCACTTGCCACGGCCCACCTTCTCACGATCTGGCGGTTGCGACTCTCGCCACTCCCGCAATGTTACTCCAGTCCAGTTCACTTCCATTCCTCCTTGTGAATGGGGGGGGGTAGGGGGGGGGGGTATTTAACCACCCCCACCCCCGTTTACACGCCTCGGCCATACCGCATGACATTCGTATACAACTCGCGGTTGCTCGCGTGTATACGAATGGCGTCATTCATCCACTTGCGCCGCGTGCGACGATCCAGCGTACGCCAGGTGCGCCAGCCGTCCTTGAGGCCACGTACTACGGCCGCGATCACCTCGCGGTTGGGCGTACCAACGTGCTGCCGATCTACGATCTGACGCACGACAGGGTGCACTCTACGGCTCATCTTGCACCTCCTGAACCTCGTGCAATTCATACTCCAACGTCCGGTAGTACTTGCTCTTCCGGGGCGGGTATACGCGTACGACACTTCGCCCGTTGGGGTAGGTTTCGCGGCCTGCCACCTCCAACAGCCTACCCGCATAGGGACGTGCCGTTTTTCTAATTCGAACCCGTTCCATAGCGTGTGCCTCCACAACATCACGACAGGCAACATAGGGTTTGTCCTTGCACGTTTGCCGCCCGTGGAGCAGCCAGTCAGCCATCGTAAGCTGCATAAATCCTCCAATGTGTGAGTGAGTTCTACCCCGGACTTGGGACCGGAGTTGCGACTTAACACCGAAGCGTTTACACGCCTCGGTGCCCCTCGTCTACATAGGTCCGATGCTTTCGGGCGTCCACTCGTCAATAACGTCCTCTGCGTCCGAATCCGCTATTTGCTGGCGTATGTGTTCGAATACGATTTGCCGCATAGTCCTGTCATCGTCGAGCGGCAGTTCGCTGGCGGCCAGGCACACAAGAAAACTGGCCTTAACGGACACTCTGATCTGATAATCAGCCATGATTCTTGCTCCTTTGTGTAGTGAGTGAGTGCCACGGACTTGGGACCGTAGCTGTGACTTAACACCGAGCACGTTTACACGCCTCGGTGCCCCTCGTCATGAATGGCGGTCGCTAAAAGTTTCCATCCAGTAGATCAGAATTTCCGCCGCCTGTGCTTCTGATAGTTCGGGATAGACTTGGCGCAGGGGCTCAGCCCCGCCCCACATATTGACGATGCCCATTTCCCGTATTACGTCGAGCGACCGAAGATGCTTCTCGTCGCACTTTACTGGTCTGGCAAGCTGCTTGGCCATTGTTTGCTCCTTGCGTAGTGAGTGAGTGCCACGGACTTGGGACCGTAGCTGTGACTTAACACCGAAGCGTTTACACGCCTCGGTGCCCCTCGTCAGATGTCCCACCCCCGTTCCCGTTTATCAGCGCAGATGTTGCAGAATCCGTAGTCTGGACGCAGCATCACCGTCTGACCACAGCCTTCGCATTTCTTTTCAACATTCTCCTTCTGAACCTGGTGGTAAAACTCAACCATGTCGGGATCGTCCATGTCGTCCCACACGCCGTAGTTGTCGTCGATGTAAGTGCGCTCAGGAAACCTCATCGCTCAACTCCTTGCTGTTCTCTACGATCTCCACCCCCTCGTAGTCATCCAGCTTAATCGTTTCTGCGCCTTTGCGTAGCGCGAGGTCGGAAATGAGCGTGCCGACCGTGGCAATGTCATTGGTGCGAACTGTCTGCGAACCGAACAGGTTGCCAGCGGTCATATACCACATGCCGCCGAACAACAAGATCTGAGCAGACCCGGACTCCTTGAGGGGGATGTAACCGAAGACCTGTGATGATTCAGCCAAGCACGCGGGCTGATCTTTCCACTTCCGTGGATCATGCATGATTCTTGCTCCTTGCGTAGTGAGTGAGTGCCACGGACTTGGGACCGTGACTGTGACTTAACACCGAAGCGTTTACACGCCTCGGTGCCCCTCGTCAGTTAATCCTCTGGCTCGATAGGCTCGTCGGCTTCATAGTTTGCGTTGGTCAAAACATCCGGCCGATACTTCGCCAGCTTGCTTTCCTCGCACGCCGCACAGACAGTGCAGAGGTAGATACCACGAGCATCGTACTCTTTCCACGACGACTCGGGATGACATACGTGCTGAATAGCTTCGGCTTTGCGTGCCATGTAAAGCCCTCCTTGTGTAGTGAGTGAGTGCCACGGACTTGGGACCGTAGCTGTGACTTAATACTGGGCACGTTTAAACGTGCCCAGCACCCCTCGTCATTTTATTCAGCGCTCCAGCTTGTCGAACATGGCATGCAGTAGTTCGCACACGCCTTCCACGGCCTCGATCTGCCCACGGGTCAGCGCTCTACGACTCGCCACGACATCGCCCAGTATCCGTCGCTGCTGAGCCAGAAGCTCCACATCGACAGGCCCGACAGTCCGTAGCCGATCCAGTTCTGTTCCTGCTATGTCGTGCTCGCTGTCCATTCGGATCATTATGAACTTATCTGCACCATCCGTATCATGCATAACACGTTCTCCTTCCATGTGTGAGTGAATACCCCGGACTTGGGACCGGAGTTGTGACTTAATGCTGAGCACGTTTAAACGTGCTCAGCACCCCTCGTCAGCTACACACGCCGCCGTATTCCTCCATCCCCAGCGCCTCACCGATCTGGTTAAACAGCACCTCCAGTTTGTCGGCGTGGTTCTGGATATGGCCGAGAAGCAGACCATTGTCGTCAACGTCGCTGGCCAGTTCCTCCAGCCCGTAACACACCTCCTCAAGGGCCACAACCAACTCCTTGGCCGTCCGACCGTTGTACCGAGGCTCGTTTGTGCTGGTGTCTTTCTGCTTGTCCGCCCAGCTCCGGTGAATCTCTACGGGCTTAACGCCGACATCTTCCGCAGCCGACAGTGCACCATCCAGGGGCGACACCTCCACCTCGTCCAGCGTCACGGGTCGGCTGAACTCATACACCCCATGGCCGTAGCGCTCAAGATTTTGGGAGCCGCCCTCCTCGACGAGCCGGGCAACGCAGGCGTTGATCCCGTTGGCCAGTGCCCAGACATTGGCACCGACACCGAAGTGTGTAAACGTCTGACCTTCCATGGTGTTTCCTCCATGGTAGTGAGTGTGAGTGAGTGCCACGGACTTGGGACCGTAGCTGTGACTTAATGCTGGGCACGTTTAAACGTGCTCAGCACCCCTCGTCAGTAATTGCAGGATACCGCCCCGGTGTCGTATAAATCTTCCCAGACGGCCTGAACAACCTCGTCCGTTGTGACTGTAATGCTGGCCCCGTCATACCAGTCGAGAAACCAGTACTCAGCCCTATCCAGCCGTTCCTCAGAAGTGGCCCGAGGATAGAACCGCAACTCCGTACCTGGCCCGCCCGTGCTAAACAGGTAGCGATAGTAGCCGTCTGGCTGATCCTCAAACGTGTCCGGGGCCACATAGCTGAACTCCAGGCCGTACTCGCCTCGGATATCGGCCGCTTGTTGGTCTAACTCGTCCCGGTCCATGTTGCGTAGCTCTTCCGCGTCCTGTCCCTGGTCCGCGAGAAACGCACGCAACTCTACCTCAGACGCAGTGCCCCCATACATGCAATGCAAATCCTGCCGCGTCGATTGCCAGCTGCCGTTAACACGGTCTGCGCAGGTGGGTTGGCTTTTGGGCATTTTGTGCCTCCTTGTGAGTGAGTGAGTGCACCGGACTTGGGACCGGTGCCGTGACTTAATACCCGCACCGTTTAAACGGTGCGGGTATCCCTCGTCAGCTACGACTTGACCGGAAAACTGGTCAGATAATACCACTCCACGCACTCCTTTTTAATAGGCGTGCCTGTCGAAATGCAAACACCATCAATCTGCCCTCCTTGCAGGTCGGAATCGGGCAACGCGGGGCCAACGTAAAACTCAGCCGGATCGTACTCTGCGCAGCCGCACGTCCAGTGGTTGCGACCTGCCCTTTTAAAAACCCATGCGGAGTTATGCATCTCCACAACCGTGACCTTCTCGCTTGAAGCGCCGAGCTTGACGATGCGCCCAGTGCGATCACTGGGGTCCTCAGTGGCGAGGGCCGCACGCAAATCGGCCATGTTCAGCATCAGCATAAGATGATCCATGATAAATAATTCTCCCGAATGTGAGTGAGTGAAATGCACCGGACTTGGGACCGGTGCCGTGACTTAATGCCGAGCACGTTTAAACGTGCCCGGCACCCCTCGTCAATATCAAGTGTTTGCCTGTTGAATTGACTCGTCAAAATTCGCCAAGTAGCTTTTCGCTCGGGCTACGTCTTCTGCCGAAAACTCCCCAGGGAACGTGACCGGGATTACAGCCGCACAGCAATCCTCTTCGTACCATTGCGGCCCCCAGCCTTTTGCCCAGCGTGCCGCCCAGTTTTGCAGCCGTTGCGGCACCTGCTTGAGCCGTTCCGCCGATATGTGAAAGCCACCGTGGCTTTCCGTGTAAACGAATTCAATACCCTCAGCTACGCGGTCGGTGCCTTGTACTGCGCCCCACGGGCTTGACTTGCTCATGATTCGTGCTCCTTGTGTGAGTGAGTGCACCGGACTTGGGACCGGTGCCGTGACTTAATACCAAGCACGTTTAAACGTGCTCGGCACCCCTCGTCAACCCCGCACCGTTTAAACGGTGCGGTCATCGGAAAATGCATCTTCTTGCCAGGATCCACTACCAACCCACAGCAATCGTTGCCGGTTTTCATCATCGTCAGCCAATTCCTCAGCATCCCACGCGCCATATTCGGCCAACTCTGTGCGGATCTCCCCTGGCGTGATCTGCGACCAATCGACACGAGACACCCAGTACTCAACATGCTCGTCGCACGGTCCTTGCTCGGGCTGCTCAAGGACACACTGTGCCGGAACGTCCAGCGTGGCACCCATGCTAAAAGTCAACGTGATCATGTGATCTTGCTCCTTGTGTGAGTGAATGCACGGGCTTGGGACCGTGCTCGCGACTTAATGCCCGCACCGTTTAAACGGTGCGGGCACCCCTCGTCAGCTACGCTTGCATGCTTCGTCCGGGTGCGTGACCTCGGACCACATTGGTGTATCGTTGCACGGGCACTTTGGCGTGCCTTGCATCTCCAGCCAGGTGCGAGTGGTGCGCAGTGTGTAACCGCAATCTTTGCACATAACCTTGAGCATTCGCGTGCCCTGCTTCCGTGGGCCGCTCGTGCGGGGCACGGGTGCGCCGCCTCGGCCGCTTGGGGTGCCAGCGCCGCCACCTGGGCCAGCGGGTACCAGCATGCTGGGCCTTAGCTCAGCGTGCGGGTACGGCCCCAGTGCCTTGACTATCGGCTTGAACATTTTCACGAACTCGGGCCCGGCGTTCGTGGCGGTCAACGGCCCCGCCAGCCCCAACTCGCGGGCCACTCGTGCGAACTCGCCCTTGTGGCCCTCCGAAATCCCCGCCGCCGCGTGTCCGAGTTCGTGCACGAACACGTCAAGCACGCCCTGCTGGCCCTCGGTCAATACATTGTCCAGCACGGGGGAGACGTGTATCTCCACCGTCTGATCCTTGCTGGCCTCGTACGTCCAGCACTGACCAATGGCCGCTGACCGTGCACCGTGCGACGTCCATGAACACGCTGCCCGCACTTTCTTAGGCAACGGGCAGTTGAGTTTGCGGAAGATTGGCCGGGACAACCTGATAGCGTTGTTGAGCCATTCCTCACGCGACTTCGCACGCGGTAGCTTCTTGATTGTGGGTGCCATGATCTTGCTCCTTGTGTGAGTGAGTGGCCGGGCTTGGGACCGGCCTTTGCGACTTAATACCGGGCACGTGTAAACGTGCCCGGTACCCCTCGTCATTGCTTCTTGCGTCCCTTGGCTGTTTCGGCCATCTCTCGCGCCCAGCCATGGTCCAGGTGCTGTGCGTGCCTGAGGGCTTCGCCGCGAGTGGTCAACGTGCGGCCCAGGCTAATCATCTCGTCAGGCGTTAGCGTCAGGCTATCCAGTCGCTCGCCCTCTCCCAGTAAGTCACCCGGCTTCGTTGAGTAGAAGTACAACATGCCGGAATCCTGGGTTAAGATTTTTACCTTCTCATTATCTGACGTGTAAATCTCCATCTTGCTGCTCCTTGTGAGTGAGTGAATGTGCCGGGCTTGGGACCGGCACCGCGACTTAACGCACCGTGTAAACGGTGCGCCCCTCGTCAGCCTCTAATAACGGGGCCAATGTGCTGCCCGTTTTCGTCGTGAACTTCCACCGTCCAAAAGTCAAGCAAGGTGTCGCTGTAGCTGTCGTGCCCTTGCACGGCCGCGAACGTCCAGCGCTCGCCCACCGGGTGCGTTGACTCGTCTACATTGCAGCGTGCCGCTACCGCTTCCGCTTCCGCCTTGGTGCGCCTGGCTTGGGTCAATGTGCTTGTCATGATCTTGCTCCTTGTGTGAGTGATCGCGCCGGGCTTGGGACCAGCGCCGCGACTTACTGACCGGCACGTTTACACGTGCTGGCCAGCCCTCGTCAACTGCTTGTTTCACTCTCACACACAATCTTGATTCGCCTTGACTTGGGCCGCTGCTAACGACCTTCCCCGGTAACCAGTGACGAGATGAGAAAACCAGCCCCCGTCTTTCACTTGGGGGCCGTCTGTCTCCGGTGCCTTGGGTCTGCTATGCTCCCTCTCCGCTTCTCTGGACGCGGGCCGCGTGACTCAGTCTGTCGAGTCGGGCCTGGGGCGCCCCCCGGTGCGTTGCGCAACCGAGTGCCGGTAGGGGCCAGCGGTGCCTTGCTGACGGGTATGAACTTACGGTGCTATTCTGGCACTGTCAAGGAAAATCTTCCAGGGGTAGGGCGTTTAAACGAAAAAAGATTCGAGGGCCGTCTGACGGTGACTGGGGTTACCGGGTGCGGTGCCCTGGACTACCACCGGCCGCACCGTTTACACGGCCCCCCGGCGTTGTGTGTGAGCAGGTGGCCGTGTCCCTTGGTTGGTTCACCGGGACCGGTGGAAACAGACGCATAGCCTCTCACGAAACACGAATTCGTACTCCTTTGGCCACGGCCGGGTGCCGGGGCGTTTACACGGCCTGGCCGTCCAGGCTGGGGGACCACTGGGGGAAGCCGCCAGTTGAGGAACCCCGCAACCGCCTGTAATTACAGGGACTTAGGCTGTTGTGGGAGCAAGCTGGCCCAGCTTGAGTGCACGGGCTAAGTGGTTGTGCTGCAAGGGCTTAGCTCGTGCCTGGCTGTCTGGCTGGCGAGTTTGGCGGTGGGCGAAGGTGAAGCCGCACGCGACCCCCCGGTTCCGGGCCGGTTATCACGGTCAAATTGTACTCCTAAGAGACGAGAGGGGAAGGAGAGCCGATGTGTGTCACCAGGGACGAGATTGCCGCCTACGACAAGGAGATCGCCTTCTGGGAGGGCTGCGACGAGGCTTTGGTGGGCGTTGGCGAGCGGTGTGGTAGCCCTCCTGTTGCCGTATACGACGACGAGAAGTTGCTCGAATGCTTTATGCAGCAGGGTATGGGCTATGACGAGGCCAGGGAGTGGATTGACTTCAACCTGAGCGGCGCTTGGGTGGGCAAGCGGACTCCGATCATTCTCTTCAAGCCTTGAGCAAAGGAACGGAGATAGCGGGGAGAGGGGCAGTCGTCTGCGTAAAGCGGACAAGGGCAACGATTCATCCGGTCCTTATGGGGGCTGTTCTTCTCCCTGTGATTCTTTTCAGCTGAGAGGTGCCGGGACAAGGATTTCAGGCCATGAAATTCCTTATCCCGTTAAAAGGCGTCGTTTGATTGCCGTCGCAAGCCCTGCCAGGTTTGTCCCAGCAGCCCCGGACACGAATGTCGCCTCACCCAGGACACCCCTGTCCTCGGACCCCGGACACGGATGTCCTGGGGATCATAAAAGAGTTCTAAAAGAATTTGAAAAGAGCTGAGAGGTGGTAATTTTTGGTAAAAACGTGGCAAGAACGTGCGCAGAGCGCTTTACGGCTATGCGAGGCTCAGTCGCAGGAGATAGAAGCCTGGGAGAATCTGTGCAATCGGCTTGATGAGCTGGTGCCGAAGGACGTGGAGGCGGCACCGCTGGTGGTTTTGGCTTCCCAGCGGGTGGAACAGGCTCAGCAGGCCACGCAGCAGGTGCTGGCGGAGTTTGACGACGAGGTGCCGCCGGACACTGAGGAGTCATAGGGTCGCCACGCAAGAAAATGGCGGGCATTTATTCAAAGAGCATGCCCGTTTCGCCATTTAAGCGTGAGATTCGTTAAAAAAGCGTTGAACAAGGGGGAAATGGGAGCAGAAATGGAAGGAGGATGGCAAGAGGCATAAACGTCTGCACTTTTATTGGAAATCTGGGTGCGGACCCGGAGTTAAAGCAGGCAGGCAACAGCACGGTGTGTAACGTGTCGTTGGCCGTTAATGAGGAGTGGGGCACTGGCGACGACCGCAAGTCTCGGGTTGAGTGGGTGCCTCTTGTTATATGGGGTCGGCTGTCTGAGGTCGTGACGCAGTATTGTAAGAAGGGGGCCAAGCTCTATGTGCTGGGCCGCTGGCAAACGCGCACCTGGGATGATGATTCCGGCAACAAGCATTATCGCACTGAATGTGTCGTCCGGGAGCTGTTATTTCTCGATACGGCTCCGGGTTCAACGCCCAATTCTGAAGCGATGGCGGCCTCTCCGCCGCTCGACCAGGACGACGACTTACCGTTTTAGCATGGCGCACTGCTTGACCGTGTAAACGGGTATCGCTAATTGGAGGGAACCGAGTGTGGTCCCTCTTTAAAAGCACAGACATTTAGATTTGGGCAATGTCTGTGCTTTTAAAGGAATAAGCTCTTTGCAGCGTTTAAACGCCCGTAGTCCGGGTGTTTCCGCGACTCATGTGGGTTGTGGGTGATGGAGAGTCACCTGTGGCCACATGGGAAGTTCCGGGGTGGGTGGCTTCAAGCCGCTCCTACAATCCTCCGGCTGCTCACCCCGGCCAACATTTTGGACGTGTTTTATGCCCCCTGCGAAGCATACTGAGGAACAGGTTAAAGAAGCGCTGGACAAGTGTGCGGGGGTTCTGCTGCACGCAGCCAAGGCGCTGGGCGTAGATCGAACAAGTCTTACCCGGCGAATTAAGAAGAATCCCGACCTGAAAGAACACCATGAGCGTTGTCGGGAGGTCAATATCGACATTGCGGAGTCGCAGCTGTTTGAGCTGATCCGCAACGGTCAGGCCAATGCCATCATTTTCTACTTAAAATGCCAGGCCAAGCATCGCGGCTACGTTGAGCGTTTGGAGCAGACCGGTAAAGACGGCAAGGATCTGGCGTTGCCGATCCACAGCCCGCCCCGTGCTACCTCTATGGAAGAGTGGTTGGAGCAGAACCGCTCAGAGGCTGCCGCGTGACCACGGCCGCTGACAAGCTGGCCGCTCCAAAAGACCCGACCAAGGGCAATGGCAAACCCAAGAAGCCGGTGCCGGTGCAGTCTGCATGGTCGCCACAACCGGGGCCGCAATCGGCTGCCATTCGTGCTGCGTTTGTAGACGAGTTGTTCTATGGGGGCGCAGCCGGTGGGGGCAAGAGCGATTACCTGCTGGGTGATTATTTGCAGGACGTGAGCCAGGGGCAGGCGTGGCAGGGCGTGTTGTTTAGGCGCTCTTATCCGGCCTTGGACGAGCTGGTGCACCGCTCGCACCAAATCTACCCGCTTACCGGGGCCAGCTGGAAAGCCGGAGCTTATCAGTGGATCTGGCCCAATGGCGCTGTGTTGCGTTTTCGGCACATGGAAAATGTCTTCGATTTCAGCAAGTATCTGGGTCACTCCTGGAGCTGGATTGGCTTTGATGAGCTGCCCGAATGGGAGGATTTGGCCTGCTACAACCGCACCAAGTCTCGTCTGCGCGGCGTGGCGCGTCACAAGCGCATGAGATCCACCGGCAACCCCGGTGGCCCTGGTCACCACGCCGTGCAGGCGTATTTCGGCATTCCTGATGAACCCCAGACGCTGAGCAACATCGACACGTTTGTAGATCCAGACACCGGCATGGACCGGATGTTTATACCGGCCCGTGTCGAGGACAACCGAGCGCTGCTGGATGCGGACCCGTTGTACACGTCTCGTTTGCGTGGCGTTGGCGATCCTGAGCTGGTAAAAGCCTGGCTGGAAGGGGATTGGCGAGCACTGGTAGGTGGGTTCTTCGAGTGGGTGGAGCCGGAAATCCACACCAAGCCGTTTATGATCCCGCAAGACTGGCCGCTGTTTGCTGCCATCGACTATGGCGAATACGCGCCTTGTTGCTGTCTGCTGCTGACGGTCGATTACGACGACCGGGTGTATGTGATTGGCGAGTATTACGAAGCCGAGCGCTCGGCGCATGAAAATGCATCGGGCATCGACGAGATGATTCGTGCCTGTGTGTTTACACAGGGTCGCCAGCCCGACCGGATCTATGCCCCGCACGATATGTGGATTAAGCGTCGTTTGGGCGAGGATACGGCCAATACCGCTGAAGATGTGTTCCGGGAGGCCGGGATGTCGCTGACCAAGGCGGCTGTGGGACGTGAAGCCAAGATCAACGGTTGGCGAATCATCAACACGGCACTGCATCGAGGGTTTTTGCGGGTATTTGGCAAGCAGGCCCCCAACCTCATGCGCACGGCTCCGACCATCACCCGCGACGACAAGAACCGGGAAGACATTAGCCCACGGTCTGAGGATCATGCGATGGATGCGCTGCGTTATGGGATGCTGCACATCTACACGCCTTCAGAAGCCGAAAAGCCACCCGACAAAAACCCGTTTCGAGGTGAGAACATCATTAAAACGCAACGCAAGTTGCGCCAAACGGGGGTGTTGGGCTGATGCCTGCTGGCGTGGGATACGGCAATGAGAATCTGCTTCGACGGCTCGCCAATCAGCGCTTTCCGACCACGGCGATGTCCACGGGAGCAGGGCAGACCAACCAGATGCCCGAGCCGCAACCATCGCCACGGCTGCAAGCGCCAGGCGATGCCATGACCAGTCCCGTGGCACGCCTGCTGGAGCAGGGACAGGTGGGCTTTGAGCCGCCAGTGGGAGTGGGCGCAGGCATCCTGTCGAAGGTGCCCAAATGGAAACTTGGTCGCCCAGGTGCAGCTGCGCAGAAAACAAGCGACCCGCTGGGATCTTACCTCAAAAGCGACCGCTCCACGTTTGTGCCGCAGTACATGAAAGAGCCCATGGCGGTGATTAGCCAGATTGACGACTACCTGAACAAGCTCAATCTGGGCCAGAGCCCGCAAGCCTATGCGTCGATGCTGAAAAGAAGCGGCTTGTCCCACCAGCAGCTGCGGGACATCAAAACCTTCCTATCGCCGCAGGGACTGTATAAACAGGGCGGCACAGCGGGCAGTCTGCCCGAGGGCACCAACAAGCTCGTTGAGATGGCGGACGAAGCGGACTTTGTAGAACTGCAGCAGGCCATCGACCTGGTACTGGGGGGCATGCTTAAATGACGATGCTCAACCGGCTGGCCAATCAGCGGTTTCCAACGACGGCGATGACAACGGGTGCGCCGGGTGTAAACGCCATGCCGCTTGCTGCGCCGGCGCCTGAGTTGCGTGCCAAGCGAGAAGCCGAATACCAGCCCGAGCTAATGTCCCATATAGAGCTGCTGCGCCGAAACCCCGGCATGATGAAGATTGGCGAGATGCCGGGGTCGATGGGGGATTTGGCATCCGTCACCAAGATGCTGATGCGCCTGGATCGAGTGAACCCGCAAGCGTTGCGCTTTGTGCGCGAACTGTTTGGGCAGCCGGGACCGGGCGTGCGTCCTGGCCGCGACATGGCGGACATCATTAGCAAGGCGGCTCCAAGTGCGGAGCTGCGGGGCGGCACGCTGGGCGTTGACGAGGCAGACGTTGACCCGCTGGTGGAACTGTTGGAAGGCATGGGCGCACCAGAAGGAATCGCAAAGGGACTCAAGACGAAGCGTGGGGGAAACGTGCGCAGCGAACTCGTCGACATGGGCATGGTCAACAACGCCAGCAGGAGCACCCTACCCATATCCATTGGCAGTGGCGACACCGGTATCCGCCAGCCGGTCCTTGCCAGCAAAAAGATCGGCATGGAGCGGACGGCAAGCGGACTGCCAAGGTTCAACAATCCGTCCGACTTCACCGCCGCGATGCAGACACCCACGTTCATGGTTCCAGGTCGACCCGGCACCAATCAAGTCTTGGCCGGAAGCGCCATCATGCCGCATGAGGCGTCCGACGAGTTCATTGAGTTCCTGCGTGCACGCACGCCCAGCCCTGCTATGCAGCGGGGAACAAATCTTGATCCGCCCAGCATTGAGTCGATAGACCAACTGCGAAACATCATCCTGGAGGCGATGCAAGGGGCACAGCTTCCGCCCCGTCAGCGCTTCAACATTGGTCGCATGACCGATCACATGAGCACCCAGGAACTGGCCAGTGAGTTCACGGTTGAGCAGCTGGACCATTTGCGCAACATCGTGCCGTTCCCCGCCCATCGGGCAAATGTCGACAACGCGTGGCAATTGGCCATGCAACGACTGATAAGGGACTGACTGTGAAGCAAAAAGACGTTGATTTCTGGCAGAAGCAGATAGACGCCACAAATCGCTACATGGCTCCAAAGCACAAGCTGTGGAAACGCTTGCTGGATATGTACCGGCTTGAGTTTAAGCAGCTGACAGTGGAAGAGGACAAGCAGCGAAAAATCAGTCGCTTCTATCCGTTGACCCGCCAGATCATTGCGTCTACGGCGTTTTTCAACCCGCGTGTGCTTCTGCGTGTCGAAGAGCAAACGCTGGAGTTCCAAACGGAAATCATGGAGCGCATTGCCAACGATGCGCTGCACCTGCAAAACGCCAAGCGAGAAGTGCAGCAGCAGATCTTCGATGCGCTGTACTGCAACATCGGCTGGGTGAAGATGGGTGTAAACCCACCCGGCGACGAGGATCTGGTGCCGCCCTATGTGGCCAACGATTCACTGGCCAACGGCATGGTGTTCGTGCAACGCCGGTCACCGTTCGACATCTTCCCTGACCCGCTGACGCCCCCGCATGACTTTGGGCAGGCCCGGTTTGTGCGTGAACGGATGCTGGCTCCGCTTGAGTTCGTGATGGAGGACTCGCGGTTCAAGAAGTCGAAAGAGCGAAACAAGATTCAGCCTTTGTCTGACGAAGAGGCCCAGGAAGCGATGCTGGAGGACATTAGCCGGTCGCCCAACCTAAACGAGGAAGAGCAGCAGGCCGTCAAGGATACGCGGATCGAGGGCAAGTATGTCGTGCTCAACGAAATCCATGACCGAATCCACAAGCGCATGTACACGTTTGCCGAGGGTGTTGAGCAACCTATCGAGGACGTGGAACACCCGTTCTTAGCGGGGCGGACCATTACTGAGGCCGACCCGTTCACAGGGGAGGAACGCACGGTCGGGTTTACGCCGACTGGGGGATTTTTGGTTGACCAGGGCTTTCCTTACATCCCTATGAAGTTCGATCACTCATTCGACGGCCTCTACGGTCTGCCCATGATGGCCTACGGCGAAGTGTCGCAGCTGGGCATCATCGAGTCTATGTCCCGCCGCATGGACAACCTAAAGCGGGGCGCTCGAATCATCGTCGGCAACCAGCGTGAAAAAAGCATAAACCCCAACGTCGATGAAGAGCTGCAAAAGGCCGAGGACGGCCACATCATCTGGAGTAACGACCCGAACAACAGTTTCCGCGAACTGCTGACAGGCAACATTCTGCCAGATCAGTTGGGGGCGGAATCCGATCTCCGTAACTACGAGGAGCAGACGCTCCACGTGGGCACCACCAGCGTCGGTGGGTCTCGGGTGACGGCTACGCAGTCCGCCCTCAACGCTTCTTTCGGCCAGCTCAATCGAGAGTGGTTGCAGGACGAGGTGGCCCGTGTGTTTGAAAAGATTACCTACAACAATCTGCGGATCTTCGCTGACGCTCGATACACGCCCGAAAACTTCATCATCAACACAGCGCACGACGATTACGACCCCGTGTTTCATGCCGTGCGGGGCGACATGCTCAAAGCCCGATTCCGCGTAGACATCGAGGCCGGGTCGATGAAGCCGTTGTACGACCAGCTCGAGCGTGACGATGCGCTGGCCCTGTTCAACTACTTGGTGCAGATCCCCGAAGTGCCACGCCAGGAATCGCTAAAGCTCCTATTGCAGGCTTTCCGGGTGCCCAACGTCGAGAGGTTCTTGGGCGACCGCGTGCACGCAGATGCTGTGCGAGCTGCACAGCTGGAAAACACCGCCATGTTGCAGATGAATCAGCTAAGCGGCGGCCAGCCGCTGCAGGTCCACCCCGACGAAAATCACCGGGTGCATTTGGAGCAGCACGGACAAATCATCGGTGGCCCGCAGTTTACACAGTTGCCTCCACATCTCCAGCAGATCGTGGCGCAGTTCGTCCAACTACACATGCAGCAGCACGAGGAAGCGCTGCAATCCAAGGCGCAGGGCTTGCGGCCCGCGCAGGGAACGGGCGCGGCAGCTCCTGGCGGCAACGGTGGTTCACCGCTGGCAGCCGTGCAGGCCGCCACTGGCGCTGTGGATTCAGCCGTGCGCAGCTCTGCGCAGACCATCGGCCAAAAAGTCAACGTCAACCCGGATCAGAACTGATGGCTTACAAGGTGAACATGAAAGGCGGCGCTCACCCCACACTGGTGGACTACGCCTGTGGCAAATGCGGTGCTGTAACTGAAGATGTGTTCTTTGCGTCGAGACTGGCCGTTACGACCACAATCGCGTGCGCGTGCGGCCATGCAGCGGAGAAGATCATCAGCCAGCGCCGCAATTTTATCCATCCATCCAAGTCATCCATGTATGGCAAATACGAGGAAGGGTTGGGATGTGTGGTGCAAGACTACGGCCATAAGCAGCAGCTAATGCGCGAAATGGGCGTAATAGAAGGCGCGGACCCCGTAGGAGGTTCGCGCAACCACTGGAGACCTCAACCCAAAGCACCCGAGGCTTCCAACACTGTGTGGGTAGATGACCTGCGCAGTTTAAACGAGTAGGAAAAAAACAATGGCAGAAGTAGAAGCGGATTCCACTGGAACCGTCGATACCGACTCCGACGCTGGGTTTGATCTTGGCGCAGACCTTGATGTGCCAGCCAACGGACAGGAAGCACCGGAAACGACCTCCACGTCGTCTGACGAAGGAACCACCGACTTCAACCCGAGCACTGTCGATTTCGGCACTGCAGATCCTGAATCACTACCGCCAGAGTACCAGAAAGCCCAGGAATGGGCCAAAGGACGAGAGCGTGATTTACAGGGCGACTACACCCGCAAGACCCAGGAACTCGCAGAAATGCGACGTAACCTGGAACACTTGCAGGGACAGGCAGCCCAGCAGCAGAACACACAGGCAACTCCAGCTCAGCAAGCAGCGGACCCCTTAGAGGATCTTCGTCGCAGGCTGGGTGAAGACGCGGGCGCGGTCGATGTCGTATCCGACATTATCAAAGCCGTGAGCGGATCGCAGCACGAAGCCACCCAAAGTGAGCTTCAACAGCTGCGGGAAGCCGTAAGTGTTATGGCGCAAAGTCACGTGCAGAGTCAGTCACAGGGTTTAAACACACAAGTAGTTGAGGCCCGCGAAGCGTACGGAACGGAACTCGATTCGTATGCCCCGCAGATTAAGGCACTCATCAGTGTGGAGAATCCCGCGACTCGTTCTGCGTATACCGTCAAAGAAGCCTTTGAGCTGGCTTCCGGTAAAGCAGCGGCAAAATCTCAGGAATTGGCAGCCACCGAGCGGCAAGTCCGGTCTGACGCCTCTTCGCGCACAGCCCTGCAAGGGGTCGTGGGCGCGGACAACGCAGACGATGGAGAGCTGACTCCCGCCCAGTTGGCGGCAGGACTGCAAAAGTTGGGGTTCGAATAAGTCAGGTCTCCAATAACGACATGGAGACGTTTAAATGGTTGCTGTATCGACCACCGAAACCTGGGATGCAGCGTGGACACTCACGATGCGTGCCAAGCGGAAGAGGTTGACGGATAACATTTCCGACAACTATCCGACTATCGGTCGTTTCCGTCGCTCCGGCGTGCTCGAAGTTGAGACCGGCGGCAAGGAGTACCAAGAGGATTTGATGTATGGGCTTGGTAGCTCTGAGTGGTTCGACGGATACGACGTGCTGAACACCGATGCCATGGACGGCATCACGGCGGCTTTCTACACACCGCGCTACAATGCCACACCTATCGTCATTTCGATGACGGAAGAGATGGAGTCACGCAAGGCTGCGGGCTCCGAGAAGTTGCTGACCGCAAAGACGACGCAGGCCATGCAGGGTTCATTCGACACCATGAACCAGGCGGCGCTGTCCTCACAGTCTGGCAAGTCTATGCTGGGCTTGCAGGACATTTGCGCACAGTCGTCCGGCACTACGCTGGGCGGAATCTCTGCTGCCACCAACACGTGGTGGGAGAACGGTCGCCTGGATTTCACGACCGGGACGTACACGTCCTTTGTGACGAAGAGCACTGATCGCTATAACGGCCCCGTGCGCATGGGCACGTTGTGGAACAGCATTAGTGAGGGCAACGACAAGCCCAATCTGATTATCACTTCGTACTCGCTGTACGGCTCGTATGAAGAGATTTTCGAAGGCACTGGCTACACGCGCTTCGTGGCCAGTGGCAATCGGTCTGGACCCAACCACGGAATCGGCGCTGAAGGTGACATCACGTTTCGTGGTGCCCCCGTCATCCCGGATCGCGATTGCGCGTCCGACGACCTTTACATGCTTAACACCAAGTACCTGAAGCTCAAGATCCAGTCGGGTCTCAACTTCGCCAAGACACCGTTTAAGGAGCCGTCGAACCAGATGGCCAAGGTGGCGTTTGTCGTGGTCGGGATTCAGATGGTCACAAATCATCGCGCCCGTCAGGGCGTGCTCTTTGACTGCGCATAAGACGCAATAGCCGCCGTCGCCAGGGAATCCTGTCTGACGGCGGCTCAATAACCTTGCCCCCAAGCCAATGGGGGTTCATACCCTGCTCACAGGGGAGAGGATGTAAGAAATGAGTTACTTAAATCGCAACAATATCACCAATCGCATTGGCGGCGACGGAGACGGGGCAAGCACCGGCCAAGGGATTTACGACGAGTCTTCTACTCCCAAGGCTGCCATTGGCGATAAGTTGGAGTTTGCAGATGGCAGGGTCTTCCGTTACGGGTATACCGCTGCGGCTATCAACGCTTCTGAATTGGTTTCCCAGGATGTTTCGGCTACCTGTCTGGTCGAAACAGATAATATCGTAATCGCTGCCGCTAACGGATTCTCTCCTGCGGCTGGTTCGACGAAGCTCCAGATTACCCTCGCAAGCATAACGAAGGACCAGTATGCCGGGGCATATCTGCAAATCGCCAATGATGGAGGAGATGGCACTGGCGAGGGGATTCAGTATCGAATCAAAAGCAACAGTGCGACGGATTTTACGACCTCTGGCAAGGTAGACATTGAGCTGTATGATCCAATCAAAGTCACCTTGACTATTGCGTCTGACATCGCAATTACCGGTGGACTGTGGTATAACCTGAGAGCTGCTGTTGGCACAGCGGATTATATTATTGCTGGGGTTTCTCCTATTGCATTTACCGCCAATTACTATGGATGGTTCCAGACTGCTGGAATCGCCTTGATTTCATGTGATGGCGCTCTTGCTATTGGAGTAAATACTACGCTGTCCGACAGTGACGCTGGCCATGTTCAGTTGAAGGATGCTGAAACTGAGCCTTTGGTGGGTTACACTACGTATGCATCGGATGACGATGCTCATGTGGGCGTTGTCCTACAGGGCCTAACGCCGTAGCAAATAACGAAGGCGGACACATTTTTTGTGTCCGCCTTCATCAAACAACACAACGGAGATATTATGGCCGAGAAGAAAGCACCCACAGAGAACCAGGAGGGGTCCACGGCGGTTGACGAGCTGGTGGGCATGATTCAGAAAGCTGGCCCCGAGGCACAGAAGGCGATGCGAGAAGCATTGGGTGTGGGCGGGGCCATTAAGAAGTCACCGCCTACCCAGTCCAACCAGGACGCCAAGCGCATTGCGTATTCAGTGGGCGAGATCGTGCAGCCGGAAGGGTTTCAGCCGAAGGCATCACAGGCCAAAACTGAAGAAGGATCGGAAGCTGTGGCCGAATGGCTGGCGCAGTGGAACCAGAGAAACAGCAACCCGTCCAGCCAAGCCGAAGAGTACGCCGACATCGCGCAGATGTAGATGGCCGAGAAGTTCAAACAGATACAGGCGGCATCCTTTTCTGGGGATGCTGCCACGTTGGGCACGATCCAGGTTGAGACCATCGTGTTGGGGTCGTACGTCACTCTCGCAAATTTGACGACGACTGAACGAGATGCCCTAACAGCCAGCAATGGCATGGTTATCTACAACGCGTCGACCAATAAGCTGCAAGCCTACGAGAATGGCGCGTGGGCAAATCTGATTTAACCGGGGGAGAGTGGGAGACTGAGCGCATGAGGTGACACTAACTGAAGCCTACACCATGGCGTTAAAGCGGGTGGGCTTGGACGAAACCAGCACTACGTTCAAGGACCAGATGCGGCTCTACCTCAATATGGGGGCCAAAGAGCTGGGTGCACTGGCGGACTGGTGGTGGTTATATAAACAGGGCACGCTCACCACGACGCATACCGTAACGGTGAAAAACATTTCCGGGGGCTCGTTTGCCGTTGGAAATACCATTACGGATGGTACCAATTCTGGCACCATTGCCGCGTCCTACGATGTGACCAACGCGCCAACCATCATCCACTACACCACGTCAAAAACGACGGATTTTAGTGGCACCCTTTCCGTTGGTGGCGTCTCGTCCACCGTTGTTTCTGATGTCGTCACGCGCCAGTATCAACTGGCCAGTGATGTATTGTCTCCCTACAGCTGGCGCGACGAAACGAACAACCGAGTCCTGGCCATTGCCAGCTGGGACGAAATGGATGAAGCCGACCCCGATCAAAACGAGACGGGAGATGCCCGCTGGATCATCCCGGAGGGCGCTGACTCCAACACGGGGTACCAGCTGGTGGCTGTGTTCCCGCTGCACGATACCTCCAATGAAACTTTCCGCTACCGGTACTACGCCTATATCCCCGATTGGACATCCGACGATGACTCCACCGCACTCGACGGATGGATTCCGCAGCCGCTGCAACCCGCACTTGTTTACACGGCTGCGGCGCTGTACCAGCAGGAAAAGGGGGATGACGATGGCGCACAAATCAACCGACAAGAAGCAGACCGACAGGTAGACCGTGCACTGCGTGTAAACTCACGCATGTGGGGCAATCGCCATCGCGCCCGCAGCCATAAGTTTGGCGGCGGTAGTGCCTTCGGGTTTTTCGTGCAGGAAGGATCGCTAAGTGCCTAATGGCTATTGACGGCGATGCCATTGTTCATGGCCCATGGACTGCCGGTGCAGTCTACAACCTCCCGCCAGAAAACCTGGAAGAAGACCAGTGCACCGATACGATCAACGTACGGATCGGGCAGGCGGGGGAATGTGAGAAGCGCACCGGGTCCGCTAACTATGCTGGGAGCCAACACGCCATTTCCGGCGATCCCAACGTCATGCTTGCGGGGGAATACCGCGAGTCTTCTACGTCGCAGCCAGTGTTTAAGGCCGCCGGCGCAGTGTTCTGGGAGTACTCCGGGTCAGCATGGAATGACCGCACCAATAGTCAGACAATCACTGCCGATAAGCCGTTTACATGGGTCGGGGCCAACGGCACGCTGGTTATCACCAACGGCACAAATGCCCCGCTAAAATGGACGGGCACGGGGGCAGGACTCGCCTTGCTCGACGTGGACAGCCGGTTCACGACAGCCCAGCACGTGGCCTTTTGGGACAACCGGCTGTGGATGGGCAACACAAATGCCAACACAGACCGACTATGGCGGTCTGACCTGGGCGACATCGAGACCTGGGGTGCCACGTCTTTCTACAACCTGGGCAGTGACATCACCGGGCTTGTGCCGGTGGCAGACTCGCTGGCCATTCACACAGCAGACGGCATCCACACGCTGACGCCTACGGGCAACGCCACGATCCCGTACCAGCTGCAACAGCAGACCCAGCAGGCTGCGCTATCGGGCCGCAGCGTTGTGACGGTTCCTGGCAACCGGCAATTCTTTGTAATGCTGGAAGGGGTGTACGAGTGGGATGGCGTAGAGAACGTGACCAAGGCATCCATTGACCTGGACGAAGGATATTGGGGCCAGCTCAACCCCGCTGCCCTGAAAAACAGCTTTGCCATCTATTACCGGCTTAAGAACGAAATATGGATATGGCTGCCGTTTGGCAGTTCACAGACCAATATGAATGACATCATGGTCTACAACGTGGAAAAGGAGCGCTGGCATGGGCCATTCCGTGGCCAGGCCAACACCACGTATTACGAGCGAGCCTGTGCGGCGATGATTAGCAACAAGCCACACGCAGGAGATTTTATTGGCGAGCTTGTGGATCACGACCCGGAAGTTTACACGGATGTGAATGACTCCTCGACGGCTGCTATTCATGCTTCGTTCACGACCAGCGCCAAGGCACCAGAGGGTGAAGAATCCCGGCTCAGATGGCTGTTTGCACGCAACTACTTCGACTCGATTGGCGCGTTTGACATAAAGCTACAGCAAGTGTCATCCGGGATCGTCGGCCAGACTCAGACCGTCACACAGCAGGGTGCGGGCTTTAATCTGAACACGGATGAGCTGGACACGGGCAAGCTGGGAAGCGTGCGCGTCCTGTCTCGTGATTCTGAATTGAGTGGCTATGATCCCCATTCATCCATCACGGTATCGCAGAACGTTTCAGCTGAATGGTTTCGGATACGAAGGATCGTTCAGGTCTACAAGGATTTGGGTATCAAGCGCAAGCGGAAAGCAGGAGTGGAGTAATGTCAACAGGCTCGTTCTTGAACCAAGGAAATCGACGCGGCACCGAGTCCCAAAACCCCTATTTCAAGCTGGGAGATCCAATCCCTCGACAAGGGACTCGCCAAGAGGTGCCGTTTCAAGACATTACACAAAGGGTCACGTTTGAAGCGAATATCGCGCCCGAGCTGCGGCAATTCGTTGACAGTGCGTCTGCGGCCGCCAATGACATTTCGGGCTTTAGCAATTTTCAAACGCCGTCACAGTGGAATCCGTTTGCAGCAGGGGTGACCGAGACCGGCAAGACCATTGGGGCGTTTCCCGACCAGATAGGGACTGCACAAACCGCAGCAGACACTCTCGACAGGACGCTTAGCGGCGCATTGCGGTCTGCCAAGGGTTTGACGGAGGGTTCGTTCAGCGGGCAAGCAGGCGTCATCCCTGAAGCTATTGGCCTTACCGGGCAACTAAGCGCTGAGCTGGGCAAGATTACGGTACCCGACATTACGCCCGAAGCCATCCTGCCGAGCGAGGAGGTTTTGGCGACGGAGATGGGAAAAAGGCAGCCGAGTGCATTCGCAATAGATGATTTTCTGCCGACCAGGGAGGTTCTGGCGACGGAGATGGGAAAGAGGCAGCCGGGGGCATTCACGGTAGGAGATTTTCTGCCACAGATCGGACGTGCGGACCTGCTTGAGGCACTGCCAGGCCAGCGCATCCTGGGTAGTGACATCCTGCCGCAGATTGGACGTGAAGATTTATTCAGAACACTGCCAGGCCAGAGACTGGGCGCAGGCGACATTTTGCCGCAAATTTTACGTTCAGATCTACTTGGGGCACTGCCCGAACAGACACTGGGCGCAAGCGATATCCTGCCGCAAATTTTACGTCCAGATCTGCTTGGGGCACTGCCCGAACAGGCGCTGGGTGTAGGCGATGTCCTGCCGCAAATTGGGCGTCAAGATTTATTGGGGGCACTTCCGGGGCAAAGACTGGGCGTAGCTGATATCCTGCCACAGATCGGCCGCGAAGATTTATTTAGAGCGCTGCCAAGCCAGAGACTGGGTGTAGGGGATATTCTACCGCAAATCGGCCGCGAAGATTTAGTCAGAGCGCTGCCAAGTCAGGCACTGGGTGTAGGGGATATTCTACCGCAAATCGGCCGCGAAGATTTATTTAGAGCGCTGCCAAGCCAGGCACTGGGTGTAGGCGATATTCTGCCGGAAATTGGACGTGCGGACCTGCTCGGAACGTTGCCTGAGCAAAGGCTGGGCGTTGGTGACGTTTTGCCACAGATCGGACGTGAAGACCTGCTCGGAACGTTGCCCGAACAGAGGCTGGGCGTAGGCGATATTCTGCCACAGATCGGACGTGAAGATCTATTTAGGGCATTACCTGGCGAAGGACTTACGCCGAGTGACGTTCTGCCACAGATCGGACGTGACAACTTGCTGGATCAACTGGCTGGCGAGCGCATCTTGAGTCGCGATATCCTGCCGTCGGAAGAAGACTTGGCCCGGACGGTGCCCGAACTGCGCCCCGCCCCGTTTTTGCCGAGCGACCTCCTGCCAACGAGGGAGCTGCTGACAAGCACGTTGGCAGGCTTGCGGCCCGATGCGTTCTTGGCGAGCGATCTTTTGCCAACGGAGGAGCAGCTGGCAAGCACGCTGGAGGAGCTGATACCGGGTGCCGGGGGCGTTTACCCACCCGCTGGGAAACCAGCTGGCCCAGGCGACACAGGCGAGCCAGGCGACACAGGCGACCCGGCTGAACTGGAGGGGATGGACAAGCTGCTGGCAGACTTACAGTCAGTCATAACGACGTTGACAACTGGCCCCACTACAGCAGAAGAGCTACGAGCTGATCCTCTCACGGCATCACTGCTGATGGACCTGGAGAAGCGCAACGAAGAAGATCGGGAGCAGGCAAGGGAAGACCTGAACCGATTGGGCTTGATGGACTCTGGCAACCGAATCGACATTATAAACGAGCTGCGAGCCGGTCAGAGGCGGGCTGAGGCGAGCGTGCTGGGTGATGCTGCCGAGCGTTATCGCACAGATCGGATCAGCGGCCTGACGGGCGGCACGGACTTGTTCGGCACGGCCTCACAGCGCGAGCTGGGCCTGGACGAGCTGGACTTGAGCCGACAGCAGACAGACCTGGACATCATCGCCGCCATCACTGCAGCGCTGGACCCGGATCTGGACCTGAAAACGGGCGATCCGAAGCAGAAAAACCTTGCAGCGATGTTGCTGGGCCTGACAGGAATCCCGGACGTACAGTATGACCAGCTTTTGGATTTGATCGGACTGGATCCGGAGCAGCGGACGGCCTACGGACGCGGCCATCGGAGAAAGCCGCCCACGACCCCAAGAGAAGGACAATAGGGAGCTAAATTATGGACCCGCTTACATGGGCAATGATTGCACAGGGGGCGCAGAGCCTCGGCGCAAACGTGCTCGACTACCGAGCCCAAGGACAGGTCGCCAGGCGGCAGCGCGAGCAAGATGCTTTAAACGCGGTTGTTGGGTCATTGTCTAACAGGCAGAGCCCCCGAAGAGCCCCGGCGCAGGGCCAGTCGGTAGCTGCCAATGTGCTTCGTGGCCTTGATCCGCTAACGCAAATGATGATGCAGCGTGCGCAAAGGAAGCCGACCCCGCAGACGCAAGACGTGAGTGGGTCACAGGCAGCTGTGAACAGTTTAAACCAGATACTGGAGAATCTCCGCAACCGGTCTCAACAGGGAGGCTCAACTGGCGGGGTCGGATTTCCATGACACAGGCTATAGCAAGTAGACCAGGTGGCAACAAAGCCAGGGTCTCCGTTCAGGAACGCATTGATCAGTTAGTTGCACAGGGGGTTCCGCTCGACGAGGCGACCGAGCAGGCTAACAGGGAGGCAGTGGAGGTTATGCTTCCGACCGCTGCGCCTACAGACCCTCTTCCTGGCGTGACAACAGCATTTACCTTTGACGATGCGCCTACAGGCCCTCTTCCTGGCGTAACAACAGCAGCCACCTTCGGCAATGGCTCTACAGGCACTCCGGCGGGGCCATCTTCGCCTCATCCTCCCGGCTCTGCCGCCTGGTTGAAAGCTCGGCGTCAGAAGCTCGACGAGCTTAATCGAGCCTACGACGCTTCAGCCGGAGAGCCTGGGCCGGTTGGCGATTCAGCCGGAGAGCCTTTGCCGGTTGAGGGGGTGGGCGAAGACGCCCAGCAGGAGATCAATGGACGGGACTCCGGTCCTCCAGGCCGGTCAGGTGATGGCGGGTTTGCCGAGCACGCACGTGTGGCCCGCGAGCATGGGGTCGTCGATCCGCGCCTAAAGCGGATGGTAGAGGAATATATCGGGCAGGAACTGACCGACGAAATGTTCCTTCGAATTTCCAACCCTGGTTCGGTAAGGCCGGGCTTAAGCCCGGTTGAGCTGGATGCGCCCGAGCCAGATCTGACGCCACTTACGGCTCCGGCTTCGCCGACAGTAGATAAGGTGCCGTTTAAGCAACGAGCGATACATGAACTGACCCGCGACCAAGGCGACTTGGGCTTTCGCCTGTTGCAGACGCTGGGCAACGTGGGCGGGGCCGTCGCTGGCGGCCGAGCTATTCAGGATGCCAACAGGCAAGACCAATCATCGCAGGCGCGGGCCAACCTCATAAATGCGCTGTCCAGCCGTGCTGTCGCCCGTGGCACTCGCACGCAGCCGTCGCTGGGGCTCCTGGGGCAGTTGTCGTCTGGCCTTACTGGAATTGGAAAGGCAGGGCTACAGCACGGAGAACTGCGCCGCAAAATAGACCAGCAGGAGTTTCTCAACAGGGAAACCACAAGGCTTACAGATGCGAGGCGGGCGGGGAAGGGAACATCCGGGTCTGAGATTCCGAATCTCACCGAGGGCCAGCGAAACCTTATGATGGATCAGCTGCGGAACGCCACCGGACGGACACTGGAGGAGAGGGCGGGGAATGCGCGGATTGATCTCACGGCAGTGAACAACCGGGACCGCATGGCACTCCGGCGAGCCCTTTTTCCCGAGGCAGCCGTCACACCTGAGCTGGACGACTTTTCCGAAGCCCTAACGTCATTGGGCGCACGCAACCCGGGAGCCGATGCGGCGACGCTGCTTTCTGACTCAGGCTTGCAAATTCCATCCGGTTTTGAGTCTGCGGCAATAGGCGTAATCAGAAATGCCCAAGATAAGGTTGAACCACCGGAGCCTGACGAGCCTGGCGACCTGGAAGCCGACCAGAGGCGTGCCCTGACAGACAACCTACGGTCCTTGGCGCAAGAAGGCGAATCCTTAGACGCGGTTTTGGATCGCAACCCCGAACTGTCTACCCGCTTCAATAGCCTGGGTGAGGCGGACCAGGGCTTTGTGCGGGACCGCTTTGCGGCCCCGGTGCCCATCGTAGACCGCGTGCCCCCACGGCAGGCGGGAGCTGGGACCGGTACGTTCTCCGACACCGGCAAAATGAACATGGTGGACTCTCAACTCTTTAGCGCACAAGTGGCGCAAATTGGCCTCCTGTTTGGCCAGCAGGAGTTGCGCGGCGACTTTTTGGATCGGGCGCTATTGGCCTTTGGGCTTGATGGCATCCCGGTTCTGGACGAAGACCAGGACGGCTCGTTATCCATTGGCCTGTTTAACCGGGTTTTTCAGGAGCAATTCCCAGCCTCGTCCCATTTTCGCCAGATGCTGGGCAGCTTTGCCATTCAGTACGCCTCTGCGATCAACAACGGCCGCCCGACAAAGGAAGATCAAGAGGCAGCGATGCGAGCCCTGCCAGTTAAGGGTGAGAAGTATGAGATCCAGGTGGATAAAATGCGGATGCTGTCCGAAATTTCCACCATTCGTAGCATCGTCACGGCCTACGCCTACACGGGCAACAGCAACCTGGCGTCGTTGGGTTTTGTGGACTTTGGCCTTGCGGAAGGTGAGCTTAGCCTAACAGGCCCACAGCTGGCTCGCGGCCCGCTATTGAAATGGGTACGTGATAACATTGGAAATAATGCACTTGCAGAGGTTTCAACTGCGCTGCGCAAAAGTGCCCGCACGTACGCGGAACCGGGGAGTGCGGATTCAGCAGACATAGGTCACGTCGTAATAACGCCACCCGAAGAAACTCCACCTGAAGAGGGAGTGCCCGAATAATGGCAACCGACAAACGGTTTGCATCACACGCCGATTTGGGCCAGTGGTGGATGGAGAAGCACCCAGAAGATCCCGCCCTTCGACGAATGGACCCGGCTGAGATTGGTCGCCAGCTGTTGCCGCAGCTGGCACCCCAGGGCTTCACCGTAGTGGACGAGTGGGGCAAGGTCAGCCTGGGAGAGACGGCGTGGAACTTCCCCGGTGATGTGTGGGAAACGGGAAAGGAGAACGTGGAGGGCATTTGGCATGGCCTTACTAACCTGTCTGAGACAGCGGGGCAGCTGGGCGACCTCGCCATGGGCGGCATTGCAGAGCTGGGCGACGATGCATCCAGGCGACAGCGGCCTTACCTTGGGGCTCCTATGCTCCAAACGCTGGGTCGCGGCCTCGAATATACAGGATTGGCAGATGACGAGAATCGTGCGATGGCCCGTGGATTTCGCGACCTGTATGAACAGAGCTTTGAGCCGGGCCAGGTTGAAAAACGTCCCGCCAATGCCCTGGCCAACGTCATGGACGTTCTGCCGGTAGGGCCGAATGCTCTGACCAAAGGTAAACTGCTGCGCACGCTGGGCACGTTGACACCATCGCGCATGATGCTTCCGCGCAACGTCGGTGCTGGCGTGCAGTCTATAATCGGAGGGGCGCGGGACCGGCTCACCAGGTCTGCTTCTGAGGAAGGAGGCCGTTTAAACAGAATGAGACAGCAGTTGAAGCGCTACCGCGACATGAACCGGGTAGGCGGCCGCACCATCCGCCATGACGTTGGGTCCACGATGTTTGGCATCACCACAGGTCGCCCGGCTGAGTTCATCTCACAGCTTTTGCGACGGTCCAAGGGGGATACGCCCAAGTTAGGCAGGGATTTCCGCAGATTCTTCGTAGCAGCCCGACAGATGGGCCGTGGTGAGCTGGCTGGCCGCCTGCAAAGACGCACCTTTGAGGCAATGAACCGGCTGCAGGAGGAGATGCAGTCTGCGTACCGGAGCGGAACGGACGAGGTGTTCGGGAATCTTGATGAGGTTCCCAACTTACCCATGGATCGGCTGCGGGAGGACGTTTCGCAGGCGATGGCAAGCATTGGCGTACAGGTCGGCCCTGACGGCAGGCTACTGTTTGATGAGTCATTCGTGACGCCGCTGGGGGGAGCCCGTGAGACGCTACGCAAGACGGTTGAGCCCCTGTTTAACCCGGAGCGACCTGCTGGTGCAGGAAAGCCGACTGTGGGCTTGCACAGCGATGCGATCAGCGCGTCCGAGCTGCACCGACAGCGACAGCTGGTTGACGATGCGCTGTCCACCCTGTCGGCCGACTCTGACGTGTCCACCAGGGCACGACATGGCCTACGCGCCGTGCGTGAGGCAACGGCTACTTACCTGGAGGACGCGCTGGGCGAGAAATACGTGACGGCGATGGAGGATTATCACATCGCCAGCATCTTGATGGATGAGCTTCAGACCAATTTGCGAGTCAACCCCGGCCAGATCACGCGGCGGGGTCAGGTTGTTGGCGGCTCTCAGGAGCCTGCCATGCGAGCCATGGAAGGAGCTATTGGCGATACGGGCCTGTCGGCACGGCGTTTAGACGCCATCGAGTTGCTGGAAGACATCACCGATACCAAGGGATTGGTGGACATGCAGCTGGCACAGATGGCGCAAGCATGGGCAGGCGGCGGGCTGATCGTTCGCAACGAGTTGGCCCAGCTTGGCCGCGAAATACTGAAGCCAGTCGGTGCCTTAATGGCGGGGGGCGCAGCCGTGGGCGGTGTGGCCGCTGGCGTTACCGGCGCAGTGACGGGTGGCTTGGCAGTGTTGCCCGCAGTTGCCTTGTTCAGCCCACGCCTCATGTCGTCCCTCATCGTGGGCCGTGGGGAGTTAGGTGGCATCCGTCAGGCTGTAAAGCGGAGCTTGTCAGACAAAAGCAAGCAGCGGATCGAACGTATTGCTCAGGCCATGCAACGGCTGGACGAGATGACGGGCGGCGACCTGCGGCGGCTCGCGCAGCGGGAGGGCTGGAACGTGACTCAGCTGATGGAGCGCTTAGACGTGCAGCAAGAAAGCCAAACGCCTGTATACTCACAGCAACAGCAGAGACAGAGAGAAACCTTGCAGGCGCTAACCGGAGGACAAGGGGGTGACATCCCCTCAGAGCCAGAGTAAGCAGTAGTAGGAGGAACGGGAGTAGAAACACATGAAAGCGTGCCTAATGTAAGCCGTACTAAAACCTGGGTTTCTGACGAGGTACTGACCGCTGCTCACCTAAACGCTGAGTTTGACGGCATCCTCGCGGGTATAAACGACAACGCCCTCGACAACGACAACCTATCCCAGACCGACGACTATCTGTTGCGATCATTGGTGTTGGGATCTGGTGTCGCCGCAGGGGCCGGAGACGGCCAGCTGCATGTGCATGTGTCCTCTGCTGGAAGTGTCGCAGCCCATGCCGACGCCAACGACCTGGTGGTGGAAAGCTCCGCCAACACCGGCATGACCCTTCTCTCGGGAGCCAGTGCCACCGGCTCGATCCACTTTGGCGACACAGTCAACAACGTCGGATCAATCGTCTACACCCATGGTACCGACATGGCCTTTACTGTCGAGACGGCTGAGGTGCTGTCGCTGGCCGCTGCCGCTGCCACTTTTAAGAAACCCGTCACCGTAGGAGTGAATGACACTGGCCATGACGTAAAGTTCTTCGGAGCGTCTTCTGGTGCCTACCTGGAGTGGGACGAAAGCGCCGATCAGTTGCGGATCATGGGCGCGGCGGCTGACGCAACCACCAGTACCGGCAAATTGTTGTTGGCTACTTCCCTGACAGATATCAATGCAAATGATGTATTGGGGAAGATTGACTTTCAGGCTCCCCACGAGGCTGGAGGAACAGATGCCACCGCGATTGCCGCCTCAATACAGGCTGTAGCTCAAGACACTTTTGCAGCGAGCGTTAATGCCACTGACCTGATTTTCTATACCGGCCATTCAGAAGCAGCTACGGAAAAGGTCCGTATAACGAGCCAGGGGGAGATCGGCATCGGTGGGGCAAACTACGGAACCGCTGGACAGGTGCTCACCTCTGGTGGTGCTGGTGCCGCACCGGCATGGGCGACGCCAACAGTAGGTGACATCACAGGCGTAACAGCAGGTAACGGACTGTCGGGCGGTGGGGCCAGCGGTACCGTCTCTCTTGCTCTTGATCTCTCGGAGCTTGCCGATACAGCGATTGCTGACGGTGACTATATCGTATTCACGGATGCTACCGACAGCGCTGCAACCGTAAAAGGCGATCTGGCAGACGTAGCTACGCTATTTGCGGGGACAGGGCTTACTGCTTCGAGTTCGGTGATAGGCATTGATGCAGCACAGACTGTCATCACTTCGCTTCTCGCTGCCGCCATTAAAATCGGTGAAGATGACGAGACCAAAGTAGACTTCGAGACAGCCAACGAGATCCATTTCTACGCGGCCAATACGGAGCAAGTTTATCTCGCGGATAACATTTTTGGCCCGCAATCTGATAGCGACGTTGATCTGGGAACTACGGGGGTCCGGTGGAAAGACCTCTATGTAGACTCGATCACCTGCACCGATCAGATTACTGCGACCGGCTTCACCGGTACACTTGACGGCATTCTCGGATCGGGCGCAGCAGCGGCGGCGACGGTCACGACGTTGGCAGCAACGACTATACAACTTGTTACCGGCGGCAATCCCGACAAGGGGGTAGAGGTAGCCAATACTCTTACGGATACAACACGGAAATACTCTGGGTTGTCTCTTACGCATTACACCACAGCAGAAGAACCAATGGGCATGATCTGGGGCGACTCAGATTCCAGCAATCGCCAGTTGCACATCGGTGGTGGCAACTCGACGTTGAATACCTTTAAAGACATCATCTTTTGGACATCGGCAGATGGCGTAACGACTACCGGCACCGAAGCCATGCGGATCGACTCGTCGCAGGATGCTACGTTTGCTGGTGAGATTATCTTCTCTTCTACTACTGGAAATCAGATCCACCTAAATACCAGTGATGGCACCGACAATGGGATTATGCAAATCTCCGCTGCTGGAGCTACTGGAGTTACTCGCGGTCCATATATCTCAATGGAGGGCAACGAGGTAACCACCACTGGCGGTCGTATGCAGCTTGTTGCTGGGGACGGCAACAATGGGACGCTAAGTCTTCACACTGGATCGAGCGCGGCTGCCCGGCTTCAGATTGAAGAAAGTGGGGCGACTAATTTTAGCGGCGGTCTCTTCGGCATCAACGAAACCACCAACGGCGCCATGACCATCGGCCTGACGATCAATCAGGATGCGTTTGATGATCACATTTTTGCTTTGAAATCGTCTGACGTTAGTCATGGCACTATAGATACTCATGAACCTGATTCCTATTTTGGTATACACAAGGCTTCTGGGCACGTGGCCTCGGACGTAGGTGGAGTGCAGATCAATGCACTTTCTGACGCCAGTTCGTCTTCTGACCAGGCGACGATGAAGTTTGTGACTTATGCGGATGATGCGTATACGAACACCAGCGAAAGTACCGGTTCTGTCGGCATGGTGGACTTCATGGTTCTCCAACACGATAGTGCAGGATCGTATGTTGCTCCCTCCACGGGTGAGATTCTTTACACGCTCCGTGCGTGGAACGGATCGTATTGGGCGACAAAGTT